AGATGATGGCTCAGTTGTCGGAAAAGAAGGTTGGGAGGCCAAAAAAAGAGGAATAAATGTCATCAACGATGCTACAGCTAGTCACCCAAGTTACCAATGAATTGGGTGTATCAACGCCAACTACTGTGGCATCGAATACGAACCAAGATGTAATTCAAATCTTGGCGTTGATGAACGCTGCCGGCTATGAGTTTTTGCGAAAGCATGACTGGCGGGAACTTACCAAACAACACACATTTACCACCGTCTTTAGCGTAACGACTGGTGATGTGGTTGAAAACACATACACAATTACCGGCATCCCATCGACAGCTGGGCTTGATACAACGTATCAGGTTGTGGGTAACGGCATCTCAAATGCTGCCTACATTGAATCGGTTGATTCAGCTACGCAAGTAACGATCAACTTACCCGCTACAGGGACGTATTTAGGCACTTCAATCACTTTTGAAAAAGTGCAGTACCCTTTACCCTCAGATTACGAATCAACCGTTCCTCGTACTCATTGGGATCTCAGCAAGCATTGGGAGATGCTAGGCCCAGAAAGTCCACAGCAATGGGAATGGTTGCTCTCAGGCTTTATCGCTACTGGCCCACGGATTCGCTGGCGCTTGCTGGGTAAATACTTTCAGATTTGGCCTGGCGTTTCCACTAATGAGCTTTTGGGTTACGAGTATCGGTCAAAGGGTTGGGCATTATCGTCAACGAATGTTGTAAAAGATTCGTTTACTGCTGACACAGATACTTGCATTTACCCAGATCGACTGATGGTATTGGCTACAAAGCTCAAGTATTTCGAGGCTAAAGGCTTTGATACCACGGCGATGTATCGCAACTATATCGAGGAATTTGAGATCGTTCGGGCGCAGGATACGTCAGCGGCTAACTTGTCGTTTGCACCACGCCCTGGCACAGTCTTGATTGGCTACGACAACATTCCTGATACTGGCTACGGGACAAACTAATGGCAAGCCGACTTGTTCAAGGTACGGCGGCACGGGTTCAGTCATTGCCAGCGCCTATCGGGGGTTGGAACGTGCGGGACAGTATCGCAAACATGGATACGCTCGATGCCGTTCAATTAACCAATTTGTTCCCCACAGTCAATAATGTGGTGTTGCGTGGTGGATATACTAAATACTCTACCGGCATCCCAGGTCAAGTCCAGACGTTAATGGGCTATTCAAGCGGTGCAACTGACGAATTGTTCGCTATTGCAGGAACGTCGATTTACAACTGTACTGCTGGCGGCGCAGTTGGCGCAGCGGTCAAAACGGGTTTGAGTAATGCAAAGTGGGAATACACCAACGTCACAACGCCTGCTGGTGGCTATCTGTATGCTGTCAATGGCGTAGATGCGCCGTTGTTGTATAACGGTTCAGTATGGACAAACCCGACCATTACTGGCGTTACTGCAAGCAGTTTAAGCAACGTCACTATTTTTAAAAACCAAGTTTGGTTTACGCAAAATAATTCTCTTAAAGCGTGGTATTTGCCAACTTTGAGTATCGCAGGGGCAGCTAACGCAATTGACATGAGTTCGGTTGCCCAACTTGGTGGATTCTTAGTTGCTGTGGGAACGTGGACAATTGACGCAGGCTACGGCGTAGACGATAACCTAGTGTTTATAACGTCTAATGGCGAGATTATTGTTTGGGCGGGTACTGATCCCTCAGATTCTACGAAATGGGCGCTAATCGGCGTTTGGAGGGTTGGTAAGCCCGTTGGCAAGCGATGCCTACTAAAGTACGGCGGCGATATGTTGATGCTGACCTACAACGGTCTATATCCACTTGCCGCAAGCCTGCAATCATCTAGACTTGACCCCCGTGTTGCGCTGTCAGACAAGATTCAAGGCGCATTTACCGCTGCAACGCAATCGTATGGCGGTAATTTTGGTTGGGATATTATTTTTGACCCACAACACAACGCTTTGACCGTCAATGTGCCAATTGCCGAAGGTCAACAACAGCAATATGTGATGAATAACATTACTAAAGCCTGGTGCAACTTCACAGGCCAAGCTGCTAATTGTTGGGCAATCTTTGACAACGAGCCGTACTGGGGTGGCAATGGATTTGTTGCCCATGCATGGGATGACAACTACGCTGATGACACAAGCGACATAAACGGCTATGCGTTGCAAGCGTTCAATTACTTTGATGCCCGTGGTTACAAAAAATATTTTACTAGAGCTAGACCGTCAATTTTTACAAATGGCGTACCGTCAATATTCATTGGTTTAAACATGGATTTTGACTTAGCAGACACAACTTCGGCGTTAAGTTTTAGCCCACAAGTATCGTCTAAGTGGGATGTTGCGTTATGGGATGTAGGTTATTGGGCTACGGACACGGTAATTACAAACAACTGGCAGGGCGTGACAGGAATTGGATATTGCGCTGGCACACAGTTTAAATCTGCATCTCAAGGAACAACAATTCTATGGGCATCGACGGACATTGTTTACCAACAAGGTTGGGGTGGCATATAACCCAAGGCGCTGAAATAGGGCATTGGGTAGCAGAGCGAGTACAGGGTAAATATTTTGCAGATGGTTCGCAGGCAATTGGGTTAGAGCGTAACGGTCAGATTATTGCAGGCGTGATTTACGAGAATTGGAACAAAGCCTCGATTGTGTGCCACATAGCAATTGAAGGACGTATAACAAAAGGGTATTTAAAAGCGATATTTAGCTACCCTTTTGAGTTTTGTAAGGTAAAAAAGATTATTGTGCCGGTAAGCAGTACCCATGCAAAAAGCCTAAAATTAGTTACCAAGATGGGTTTTGTTGAAGAAGCAAGGGTAAAAGAAGCTGTACCGGATGGCGATATTATATTTTTGACATTGGCACGGGAAAAGTGCCGGTTTCTAGGGGTAGAAAATGGGTAAGTCAAGCGCAGCACCACCAACACCGGATTATGTCGGCGCAGCTAAACAGCAAGGTATTGATAACCTTACGGCGGCTAGGCAGTCGAATGTTATGTCTAACCCAAATATGTACACACCGTTTGGCTCTCAAACTGTTTCTTATTCAAGCCCAACATTTGACCAATCTGGATACGAAACAGCGTTGGCTAAATACAACGCAGATAAAATTGATCCAAATTCTTATTATCGGTCTGGTGAAGGTGGTCAAACAAGTTTTGACCAAGCAGGCTTTGATTTAGCCAATGCAAAACGAGGCACAGCGCCATCCCGTGAAGGGTTTATGACTGGTGGCGGTCAACCAACAGTTACGCAAACGCTTACCCCACAAGCGCAACTTACGCTAGATGCACAACAACGTGTGCAAACCGCATTAGCAAACCTTGGTGAAAGAGGCATTTCAAATGCTTACGCTACGCTTTCGCAACCTTTTACACCAACATCGACTGAAATTAAAAAAGATTTTACTGGGTATCAAGCAGCGCCATTAGCCGATCAATATGGGTTAGCACAAGCGAGAACAGCTGCCGACACTTATGGTTTGGCACAACGGCAAATAGATACAAGCGGCTTGACTCAAATGCCTACTAATGCAGGCATCAATGCTCAACAAGCTATTTTGGCTCGACTTGACCCAACCATTCAGGCCGGTGACATATCTTTCAAGCAAGCATTAGCAAACCAAGGTTTAGCGCCAGGCACAGCTGCCTACGATGCGGCGTATAGAAATCGTCAAATGGGCATTAACGACTTGTATAGTCAAGCTGCGTTGCAAGGCATCAATATTGACATGGCGGCTCGTCAGCAAGGTTTAAATGAGCAATTGTCGCAGGCTGGTTTGTATAACACAGCGGTAGGACAAAACTTTGGTCAAGGTGTAACAGCCGATCAACTTGCAAATGCTGCTATTGGTCAAAACTTTGGTCAAGGCATTACCGCACAAGGTCAGCAGTACAACCAAGCATTAGCAAAAGCCCAGTTCCAAAATACAGCGCAACAACAGCAATTAGCGCAGGACTTGGCGTTACGGCAACAGCCAATTAATGAAGTGATTGGGCTAATGGGCGGTTCACAAATTCAATTGCCTCAATTCCAAGGGTATCAAGGCATGAGCGTTGCACCATCACCAACGTTTGCGGGTACGCAAGCGCAAGGTCAGGCTGATATGTCACGTTATGGTATTCAGCAAGCTGGCGCTAATGCGGGGATTCAAGGTCTTACAAGTTTGGCATCGACTGCGGCAATGGCTTATTTCTGATGCTTGGTTTAGCTTTCTCAGGCGGGAAGGATTCTTTAGCGTGTTGGTACTTGTACCGTGAAAAGAATCCCATCGTCTTTTGGGCAAATACTGGAAAGTCTTACCCTGAAACGATGGAGATCATTGAACAGGTAAGGGCAGAGGCGGTTGAGTTTATTGAAGTAAAGTCAGATCAAGAGCAACAAATTAAGTTTTACGGTTATCCAAGTGATGTTGTGCCGGTTGACCATAGCCTTGAAGGCATGGTGTTTGCAGGCGATAAGCCAGTACGAGTACAAAGTTATTTGAATTGCTGTTGGGCAAACGTAGGGCAACCTCTTACAGAGGCAATAGCTAAACGTGGCATTACGCACTTGATTCGTGGGCAAAGGCTTGATGAAAGCCACAAATCCACGGCTCGGCACGGGTCGGTAGTCAATGGTGTGACTTACATTCAGCCGATAGAAACATGGACTAAAGAAGAAGTTTTGGCATTTTTACGGACTCAATGTCAGTTACCAGAACATTATGCAATCGATCACTCAAGCCTTGATTGTTACGATTGCACAGCGTATTTGGCGCACTCAACGGATCGAGTGGCATGGATGAAAGAAAAACACCCAAATTTGCATGAAAAATATAAAATAAACATGGCGGCACTAAAGTCTGCCTTGTTGCCTACTTTAGAGTTATTAAGGAATTGCGATGCTTAATCAATATGTAAACCTTTCTCCGCAACAGAAAATGGCTCAAATGCTGCAACAGCAAGCCCAACAGACTTCTTTGCAAGGTCAACAAGAAATGCCGCAATCAATGGGTCAACAAGCGGCACAAAATCCGTTTGGCGGCGTACAAGATGCGATGAAAATGTACAACCAGTTTAATCAGCAAGGCGATATGCAGGATTATAAAGACTACATTGCCCGACTTAAACTTGGTCAAGCACAAACTGGCGGTATGTTTGATTCGGCTAATGCTCAAGCGCCAGCGATGACTGCAAACAATTACACGGGGTAAATCATGGCTACTGCTATGCCAACAACGCAAGGTTATCGTGCGCCAGGCCCGTATGATGAAGATTACCGTTCAATTGCTCGGCGTGAGCAAATGGCTCAAATCTTGCAACAACAAGCGTTCCAACCAATTGAGGTTGGATCGTATCAAGGTATTCAGGCGCCTATTTCCCCTATCTCCGGAATTGCTAAAATTCTGCAAGGTTATCTTGCAGGGCAGCAAATGGATAAAGCTGATGAAGGTCGGCAAGATTTACTATATAGAGCAGAAAATGCTGATCGTGCTTTGGTTGGGTTGCCACCTGTTGAAAGAACAAGACCACAACAATTAGCTCAAGCGTTACAGCAACCAGCGGCTACAACATATGGTGAGGGTGCGCCACCAACAAGTATGTTGCCAACGGGTATGCCACAAACAAGTATGCCATCAACAAGTGTGCCGCAAGCTCAAGTAATGCCAGTTGCTCAATCATTCCCAATCGGGCCATCGGGCGCATACCAAAACTTGCCACCAAATCAAGAAATTGATGCCGTGCCGCAAGCAATGCCAGTTCAAGGTATGCCAACGCAAGGCGTACCGACTCAAGCTGTAGCGCCAAAAGGTCAATTTACACCACCTGGCGGCGGCTCTGCATTGCCATCTGTTACAGGCGATCCTATGAAAGATTTGGCATTGCTTAAACAATTTAGGGGCGATACAGCTGCATACGTTAAATTTGCTTATGAACAAAATAAACCACAAGTGGTGGCTAAAGGTGGATCATTATTTACCAATCAAGGAAAATTGATTGTTGGTACGCCTGATGAAAGCGGCAATGTAACGGTTCAACTTCCTGATGGCACTTTCCGTAGGGAAAAAGTTGCTGGCGCAGCCGAACTGACACGAGGTGAAGCGTTTACAAAAGAATATGCAACTAAAGGCGCACAAGCTACAGTAGAACGTGATACCACGCATTTTGGTTTAGCTGAATCTGCACCACAAAACATTGAAAAAGCTAATCGAATTATTGATTTAGTTGAATCTGGCGCATTAACTGGTACGGCAGCAGAAAGAAAATTGCAAATTGCTCGTTTGTTTAACATTACGGGTAATGGGCCAGAAGAAACAATTAAAAAGACTGAGTTG